ATTTTTCTAAATCCTGAATAAAATGTGCTTAAAATAGTTCTGCCGTTTTCTTGTAAAATCTGTCTGCCGTTTTCTTGTAATAAATCAGCGGTTTCAATCGATACTGTCAAATCAGCAGGCTTTACCCATCCAGTATTTATCCCACTAGGATTATTCCAAACTGTCATATTGTTTCATAAAATTCTTAAACTCTGCTAGTCTTTTGTCTGCCTCCGTCTCTTTTTCTTTAATCTCGGCTTCCTTTAAGGAAATTTCCGCTAGTCTTCTCTCGATGTCCTGTTCTGATTTTAGTACTAAGGCGTCAACCCTGACTTTGTTCACTTCGGCTTCGTTGAGTTTTTCTTTTGCTTCATCCACTCTAGCCATAAGCTCCGTAAATTCTGTTTGTTTGTTTTCTAAAACTGCGTTCACATTATCAAGGGAATTCATCTTATCTGTCATTTCCGTCCCCAACTCTTCAATCTTTTCCGTTAAAAACTGTCTATTCTTAATTAAGCTCTCCACTGACCCTTGTTCGGAAAATCTAGCTTTCTGAATGACTGATAATTCGTTTTGCTGAATAGCCAATTGAACGCGGACTTTTTCAATCGCATTTTTCAAATCTTCTGGTAGAGTGATTTGTTTGGCGTTGTTAGTTATCATAATTCGTAAGCTACGATTTTAAGATTAGTAGAATAAACTGAAATATCTCCTGTGTAAGCGATTGGATTGTCTGATGACGCTGATCCGCCAGTTCCATCGCTGTCGGATGTTCCACCGTGAATAATTGAGTTAAAACTAGTCGATGACGCTCCTGTCCCGAATTTAATGAATATCGGCACTGTCCCAACATTCTGAATAAACCAATATCTTCGTGATGGGTTTGATTCGAATATCGTGCCGTTAGTAATAAGGACTGATGAGGTGGTGCTTGCTGAGTTAGCTGGTGAAATTATATTGGCCATTCTTTTTACTTAAAAATTACAAAGTAAATCCAGCAATATTAGCTTTGCAAGCAGATGTTCCGTCAATTTCCGCACTCACTAAAGCACTTAATGCGCCTTTTAATGGACTTGGAAAAACAATGGATTCTTTTGACGCTCCTACTTGGAGTTGCCAGATTGTTGTTGTTCCTTGCTTAATCAACAAAATAGCCCCTGCCTTATCTGAGCTTACAGAAACATTAGTAATATAATGTGTTTTTTCTGTTACCGCCGCGTTTGAAGCTACTGCCGCAGTGGCGTGGGTTGCTGTTGCGGAAAAAGCGTCTCCGTGTTCTTGCTTATTCATATTATTGTTTTATAAAATTATTTAAAGCCTTAATTTTGACTTCTAAGGCGTTTTCTCTCTTTTCAAGGTCTATTCTATTTCTCTCAAGCTTCTGTTCTTTATCGCTTATTTCTAGGCTTCTGGCGTTTATCTGTGCTTCCATTATTTCCAGCTTATCCTCAATTAGTGGTTCGAGTATTCGTTCGCGCTGTTCTTCCAATTCTTTAATCTCTAGCAATATCTCGGCTTTCTTCTTTTGCATTTCTGTCATAAAAGCCGAGAATTCTTTGATTGCTTGTTTCTTTGCTAAAGGTATTGAATCCTCAAACTCTCTCAATTTCAAAACTTCTTTTTCCAAAGACTCCCGAATTTTTAAAGTCTTGTACAAATCAACATCCGAATTGGATTGTTTCTTTCTCTGCGCAGATTTTGAATCCAATAGTTTCATAATGTTTATTTACCAGCGAATGTGTCTTCCTCCTTCTTTGGGCGTCCCATTTTCTTCTTTGGTGCTTCGACTACATCCGATGCTTTTGGAACTTCCGTAACTTCTGCAACCTTATTTAATTTCTCTATTTCCATTTCAAGTTTTAATGAGCTTTCTGCCGATGATTCATCTGAAAGGCACTTATCATAATATTCCTGATACCTGAGGTCACTCATTAAAAGGTTTTTTCTGTTAATTTCTCTTTGAGCAAGATGTTTCGCAAAATGATGAGCAAGATAGTCTTGCAACATTTCTGATTGTCCTGCTTTGAAATTATATTCTACATTGTCCCACTTGTGTGAGAAGTCTAAATCTGTCCAGTTAGTAAATCTTTTTGCTACTTTTTTAAATTCCATTTGTTTAATAGGGTAATTCTGACCCTTATTACGCGGTGACGAGTCGCTTGATTATCGTCTTAGGGGGTGTTAGGCACACCCCCACAAGCCATAAAATTAGCAGTCTATGTAGATACTTCTATATTCAGTATCAACACCAGTTTGCAAAGCTGAACCTACAAATCCTTGTGCGATAACTCCATTTTCAAAACCACCAGCGGTAGCGTTTGAAGGAGAGATTGCGGAACCTACGGTCAACGCTGCGTCAGCATTCAATCCAGCCACAATACCCTTAGTCTGGATAAATCCAAAGTAAGCAGCAGTGATGTTTTTTACAGCTACACCAACTGGCTTGTTAGTGAAAGTTGTAGGATTGATGATTACTCCGTTGTACAAGTTTGGAAGCAAACATACTTCCGAAGTTGTGTCTAGCGCAACTCTGATAGCATCGTTATCATCAAGAGTCAAAACTAGAGAAGCAGCGGAGTCAGCGGCAGGATGAGATTTGATTGTATAGATGTGACCTTCTCCAGTCGCATCGCTTACAGTCATAGTTCCACCTGCATACTGATTAGCAGTAGCAAGAGTAGCTCCAAGAGTTACAGTCACGCTCGTTGCTCCAATTGCAGCAGCAGCAGCCACAGCAATGTTCTGGTGATTTGCAACCACGGCCGGGGCCTGTTGCAACTTACCAGCGACAAGAGCAGTACCACCTGCTTTTACATAGACGAATTCTCGTCCGTCAGCTGTGGAAACTCTTGCACCTAAGTCCATTTGTTGCACCGAATTTTCCACAAAGATACCTTGTGGAAAAGTTGATGGTGCGGATGTCATTTTTGGCATAGTTTTAATTTTTAGTTAATTATTACATTAGTGTTTCTAGATATGATACCCAAGTATTGGCTGCGGAGCATACGCTAGTAATACTCATGTGTTTTCCTGTAGTTACTGCTGCAGTTCCACCAACCAATGTATGGTCTGTAGCTGCAGTGATAGTTACAGTTTGGCTACCATCATTGTAGTATAGCCATTTTACAGTAGATCCAACCGCTACATTTGCGATTCCAGCCGACATAGCTGTTCCTGTTGGGACTGTAGCTGTTCCAGCACCAGTAACTGATGTATGGATAACTACCCCACCAAGGATTTGTGCAATTGTTGGTGTAGCATTCTGCGCGTCTACATTAGTGATGGTCTGGTTTAATACTGGATTTGGGGTTGTTGTTTCTCCTGTGATAGTAGTCTCACCAGACAATGTGTTAGTTCCAGCTAAACTAACATCCTTTGCTGTATTCAATCCCTCGTATTTTACTACTGGGATATGGTCTTCTAAATAAACTGTCATATTTTTGTAGACCCTCTGGGGTCATCCGTTATACGAACGCCCCGTCAAAGGTAAATATTTTGATTAAACTCCGGTAATTCCTGTTAATTTGCCTTGTTTACCTGGATCCCAAGAAACAAAGTTTCCACCTACTGTGATTTGAGTCACATAAGCTTTCTGGTTAACTGGTTTCTTCCAACCATCCCAAGTGAAGCCCATACCTTGAAGTTGACCATAGTCATTTCCTTCAGTTACAGATTTAAACTTGAAAGCTTCTTCGCCATAAACAGGCAACGCATAGAAATCCAAAACTGATTCGTCTAGGAAGAACAAAACACCAGAGGTAGCCTTTCGGTCAGCCACAATGTCAAAGTTCTTGTAAGAAAGACCAGTGAATCCTGTTCCGCCCTTAAGTCCGTCCTTGTAAGCCTGAACATTCTTGTTAATTCTTTCTTGTGGTTGCAACAATTGCTCGTATAGAGACCAAACAGTTCGGTCAGTTACGCCAATTGAAGGACCCTGCGCTCCGTCAGCAATAGCGTTGAACAATGTAGCCATTTTAGCTAGGGTCAAAGTTCCACCAGAAGCTGTATCAGTTGCATTCAAAGTCGTGTAAGTTGCGCGAGTTTGTCCACCATAAGTAGCGGCTGCACCTCCGTCATCAACAATGTTAGCAAGTCCATTAAATAATGAACCAGAACCTGTTGGTGCAGTTGTGCCGTCATCTGCATAAAGTTTTGTTCCAAGGTCATCAGCCATATCATGTGCTGCTGATTCCATTTCTGCACTCATCAAGTCAATTATTTTAGCTTCGCTAGCGGCATTGATTGAAAGGTCAGTTACTGGAACAGAAACAGTTTTGTAATAAAATTCAGGAGTAAAACTTAATTGAATTCTATTATCTGTAGCGGAAGTGTCCAAAAGGTCATACCCTTTGAAGTGTCCACCAGTTGTATTTTTAGAAACCTTGATAGATTTCTTCATTGTCTCGCCTTTCCAAGTCTTTACTGCTCCCATCAAGCGTTGGTACAATACATTTTCTCTTAGGATTGTATCCAAAACTTTCGGCAAGAGTACATCTTGTGAGGTTGTAATCACTCGATTGTTATTAGCCATCGTTTTAAATTATTAGTTAATTATCCCCAACCCTTTCCTCGCATATCTTCTGGGGTGAAATATGCTTTAGCCTGCGGTTCTGCTTTGGATTTTCCGCTGTCATCGACAAGTTCTTTGCGAGCTTGAGACTTTTCAGGGTCTTTCTTTTTAAGAACTTCCATAATTTCATAGCCTTTCTTGAAGTCCAAGTTTCCAGCATCATCTGATGGTTTGTAATCCATCATCACTTTCATCAGTTCATTTTTATCGAACTTTAGACCTTCGTCCTTTAACGCATCAACTTGATCATCAATCCAAGTATTCCATTTAGCAGAAGAGTTTTCTTGCTCTTTTGCTTCGCTCTCAAATTCTTCTCGCAATTCACGCTTTATTTCAGCGCGAGTTTCTTTGTCGTGTTCTTGGTACTTTCCCCAAGCTACTTCGTTGTCTCCGTACAGTTCCGTAAACCAGCTAGGAATTTTGACAGTCTCGGAGCGTGACTCCTTTATTTCACTGAATTTAGACTCTACATCTTCCCTTAATTTATCAAGTTCTTCTTTGTATTGGTTTTTCTCCTCTACAAGAGCCTTAAAACGAGGATGTTTATGAAAAGGGATATTATCTTTCTCTTCCTGCTCTTTAGCTTCTCGAGCAGTTTTCTCATCTTCGGTTTCCTTTTCTTCCTCTGATTTGATTTCAGGTTGCGATTCCTCGGAAGTTTCTTCTTCCGTTTCCTTTCCAATGTCCTCTAACTTGATTCCATCGGAAGGCAACGCATTCAACTCGTCTTTAATTGTCATTGTTGTAGCTGGGACGGTCTTCTACGATAGTTTAGCGTCCCATTATATTAAATTATTAAACTCCTAATCAATGCTAGTTATGATACCTCTCTTTCTTTTCATAAGGTCAACAGTTTTTCCTCCACTCATTCCAGATTTATATACTGGGACTTTCTTTTTCAAGGCTTGCATTTGCATTTGCCTTTCGTTCATTTTTGGTTGAATAATCTTTTTAATCGTTGGGTGCATTTCTTTTATTTTTTCATTTGCCTTTTTTCTTGTTTCTGGTGTGCTTGATGTTGTGCGATTTGTTCGTTTCATATTATTTTTTAGCTTGTTTAACCTCTGGTTCTGGTGCTACTGACTGCATACCAACAGACGCTTCCTCCTGAATTGTCATATCAGTCGCCGATTCCTCCACTTTCTTTGCTTCGTTGGCCATCATACTGGCTTGAGCCGCCTCAGGGAACAGCAATTGCGGAGCATTTTGCCAAACATACAACCTTTCTGCTGAACCTTGCGGGTCTGAAAATCCTAACTTGTCATAAAGACTAATTGGATCGAGCAGGTTTTGTTGTCCTAGAGTTAAAGCAGTATTCGCCTCACTAAATTCATCTTTAGGCAAGAGTGAACCTTCCTTAACGCTCACAATAACTTTACTGTTCAAGTCTGCATTTGATATAGAAACAAACTCCATCGCTCTATCCTTGCCAACTATTGAAGCCATATGAGCTTCATCGTAATAGACATACATCATTTGAACCCACCAATTAAACACCTGGTCGCAGAATTGTTCAAGATATTCTGATATTCCACCGCCGATGCGAGATGAGTCTTGTGCCTTGATGATTTGTTTCCCACCCAAAGTTTGCTCACTCATTGTCCCTTGTGGGCTAGAACCTCTAACACCAAAGATGTTTCGTAGTTCTTCGCGCGTATCTACTAAGTGATTGAACACATCGCTAGGAAGTCCTGACGCTCTAGTTTCTTGCACGGCTGTTGATGGATTACCTTGAGCTATCCACAATGAACCACCTTGTCTGCAAGCCTCCATTGCTGATGTAGCTTGTTCTTGAGTCAGTCCTGATAATTCACCAGATATAATCCAACCACCATTCATTCCGTCAACATTCTTGTCAATTTGCGCCTGTCGTTTGTTGATAATGTCCTGATTAGCCAAATTCTGACCGACCAATGAAGTATCATCAAATGGATGTTTGCCTAGATTAAATATTGAAAGGAACACATACGGAAACTTTGGATAGTTGAAATGATTTTTCCCGGGTACCATCTTAGTCCCTGTTTCTACTCCGAATTCATCTATAATCTTTTGCTCTTCTGGGTAATTCCAATGAGGATTTTTAATCTTTCCCAAAACTTCATCAAACAAAGTCCAAAATACATACTCTTCTGTCCACCATTCAATGTAATTAACCTTTGAACCTAGCTTTTTACCAACAACTTTGTTGATATAATCAGCCATTTTAGGAAATCGCTTGATAACCTTAGACGCTATCTCGCTTTTGTATTCTCCAATGTATTCTCCGTCATATTGCATATCTTCAGTAATCGTTCCATCTGGATCAAGAATAAGTCTTTGCGGTCGTAGTGCCTTAGTAGATATGTCATTTTCATTGACTGACCAACTTATTTTTACTACTCCTAGCAAATACAACGACCAAAAACGGCATACTTTCTTGAGTTTTAGCTTAATTCTCTGTATATCAGCCTGATAAACAAGCATTGATTGTATCTTTTTAGCCAATTCATCACCTTCCTTGGTATTATCTCCTCGTACATTTGGCTCTGGATTGCGATTGGTAGCGATTGGTAGGAATGTTTCTACTGCTTCAAAGATGACATTATCAACTATTGCCCTATCTTCGACTGACGCGCTCTTAAATTGCTTACCTAGCCAATATGCTTCATTTTCTTCCTGCTTACCTTTGACTGCACCATAGTACTTATCCCATTTATCAACCCAAGAATTTTTCAATGCGATAAGGTCTTTATCCTCCATCTCCAATTTAAGTTCATCAAGCAAATCCCAAGAACCCTCTTGAACCTCTGATTCAATAGATTTGTGTCTGTTGCCTCCTGTAAACAGACTGCGAAATCCGTCTAGAACTTTTCCCATAATTTAATTTCTAAGGGAGGAATATATTAATATTCTGGAAATGAGTATCATTCCTCCATTCTCATTCGCCGAAGCGATGATTTTATATTACTCCCTTAAACAACAAAAAAACCATATCGCCAATAATGTGAAAAGATAGCACACACTATTTTTGATATGGTCTCCGCTTGTACGGTCAACACTATTCAATTACATACATTATAGCATACCTTTCGGCATACTGTCAAGCTATTTATTTTCTTCTGGATTTTCTTCGATGATTCCAGCCTCAACAGTTAATATCTGATTACCCATACTAAATGCATTGGCTAGCGCGCACTTAACAACTTTCGCCGGGTCAATTACGCCTGACTTAAATAGATTCTCCCATTTTCTTGTAACGACATTATAACCATATCCTGAGTTTTTATAACTTGATACTTTTTCAAATCCCTTTTTTTCAGGATAGAAGTTTGGATGCGCTAGGGTATATAAAGATAAAACCTTTTCAATATTTTCTTCTCCGTTAAGAAGTATTTGTTTGAATGGAGCCTTTAAAACTTCCCGCACCAACTGACTAGATTCATCTTCTCCTTGTATTTCCTCTGCAATCCTGTACAAAGTCATTCCACCGCCCTCAACTACTCCATCATCAATAGCCGCCATCACAGCGTTCATAGCGTCTTCTAGTTTGTATTTCTTTTCCTTTGTCTCTTGGATATTTTCACCTCCAATTCTTAGTGTGGCTATACCATTCTCAAGTTTAGATATAATCTTTTTAAGTTTAGTCTTTTCATTCTCATCAGCTACTTCCATTTGGCTTTTAAGTTCTACAATCTTTTCGTTGATTTCTTTTTTGTTTTTTCCAGCTGATACGATTGATTCTTTCTTTCCGATACTTACACTTTTAGCAATACCCAACGAGTCCATAGTAAATCCATTTGCGCTATTATCCGCTATAACCTTAGCGCCTGTTACCAGTTCAAGTTCATTCATCTCAATAGTTTTGACTACACAACATTGGAATACTCCTTGCATTTTGTTGGATACTAGGAACCCAACAACATCATCAGATATTTGCTTGCAGAACAAAACCATAGACTTCTTTCCGTGTTTAATCATCTCTTCCATAAGTTTCACGAGTTCGTGGATAGTTTCAATGCGTTGATCAACTAACAATACTGGCACATTTCTAAACTCTGCCTTGCCATTTTCATTGTTATTAATGAAATATGGTGTTAAATATCCCACTCCAACCCGAATGCCATCAACAACTTCCACCTGAATGCCCTTAACAGACGACTCTTCAATGTCATATACGCCATTCTTACCAATCTTTTTAACCACCTCAACTACTGCCTCAGCTATTTCATCATCAAGAGAGGAGTTTTTAGCAACCTTAAGTAAATCTGTACCTGATATTTGTTTCTTTTCTTTATCAATCTTTTCTATGATTGAGTCTATTTTAGCTTTGATTTCATCTCTAAGACCCCGTTGGTCATTAGTTTTAATCTTCATCATCTCATTCAAGTATGCTTGAAGCAATACAATCGTGGTTGTAGTGCCATCTCCTGCTTCTTCATCTGTCTTATAGGCCGCTAATTTAGCCAGCATAGCCCCAGTATTTTCGACCTCATCGTCTAATTCAATCCTCTTGGCAATGTTTATGCCGTCATTGATGATTGAAACTTCGCTAAATACAGCGTCTCTAATAATTACATTCTTCCCCATCCCGCCCATTGTAATTTTCACAACATCCGCTAACTTGTCCACTCCGTTTTTAAGTCTTTGTTTTGTATTTTCTAGTGTGATTTGTTTCATAAATTATAATTAAATATTAAAAATTTCTTTAAAATCAACCCTCACTTTTATGATTGATTCTGTTTCTGCCCATACTATAACGCCATTGCGAATCTTAATGACAACATCAACATTGTCCTCATTGGTTTGAGCTGGAAGCAATAAGTCTCTTTGTATCCGGGCTAGTTTTTGGTTTTCGTTGTTTGTATCTATCATATTATATTGCCAGTGTTATAAATGCGAATAACATCTCTTGTATTTTGTATTTGCATTTTTCTTAATCTTTCTTCACCTATTCCGCTTATAGTCATATTGTGTATTTTAAACATTAAAAATTCACTAATCAGATATGCTTTTATGTCGTTTGGTATTTTTCCCTTTTTTTCCATTTCATCAATAGCTATTTCAACAGGTAATCCGTGCGATTGATACATATTAAATAATAATTTTGCTGTATCATAATATTTATCATAATATTTTATGGATAATCCAATAATTATTTTAGCATTTTCTTTATAATTTTCTCCAATCATATTTTTTCTTATGTTTATACTGACCTAAAGCGAATTTAGCGTCAATTGTTTGATTAGCATATACAACAGGTGCCTCCTTTACCTTTGATTCTTTTCCACCAATGACCTTGCTATCCATTGAGCCAAACCGACTCATACCTACTCGCCAATAGATTGTAGCCATCGCCCAGTGATCATCTCCATTTCTTACCCAAAGCTTCCGCTTAACTTCCATTGTCTTCTGATCAAACTCTTTTATTCTCGTGAGAGCGTTCCAATGTATCCAATAGTCATACCAATCATCCTCTTTTCCTTGCAATGAAATCTTACCATCAATAAATTCATCAACAACTAACTGAATATTTCTATTTCTATCAGCAATCACAGCGCCATCTTCATCATTCTTTCCCCATCTAACAAGCTCCTTAGTCTTTCTATCTGAACCAAATGAGCATAGAAACACTCTGCCCGGATACTTAGCACGCAATTCGCGCGAACCCTTAATGTCTCCACCTTGGTCGATAACCATTACCGCTCTTGGCCAACGCTTTAATAACTGCTCCAGTTCTTCGTATTTATCAATTGATGAGTTTAATTCACCTTTGCTAAAGTATGAATAATAGAATATTCCTTGCTCACAACCAACTACATAATGCACATTATTGCCAGTATCAACGCCAATTACAATCCTTTCATTATCTTCTGGTGTGATCACAAGCTCGCCAGTTAGGTTCTGCATAAGATGAGCCTTGGTTAATTTATTTCCACCACCGACATATGGCAATCCCAAAACCTTGTTATAAAAATATTCTTCTGATTTATCCTTGTTATAAGCTATGATTTCTTTGGCTGTAACCCACGGTGCAATGAATAGTGGTATCCAATAACCAACAAACTCCCTATCTTTGAATTTAGCAACCCATCTTCCGACTCTTCTTTCTTCGTTTGTAAGTTCTTTACCACAATATTTGCACACATAAATCTCCTTATCCATATCAAATGACTTGGGCCATTCCATAAACTGTTCTTCCTTGCAACTACCACAAGTAATAAACCAATGCTTTTGGTTTGATTTTTGCCAATATTTGTCCACACCAGTCCCGACTGATGATGGATGAGAAAAATAATGCTCCCATTTCAATGCGGAATGCTGCAAGCGAGTTGAATATTGCTCAACTACATCTTGTTTGCAAGCGTCAACTTCATCGTACATATTCCAGTCGCTCGTAACCATAATTGCCGCCTTTTCGCTCCAACTACCTCGATAGTGAATATAGTTTGAACCTATTTGTTTTTGCGCAACTGAATCCTTATCCTTGGTCCATTGTTGCAGTATGGGATTTTGTGCGATGATACGATTTACTTTAGATCCAACCATCGTGTTTACATCAGAATCTGTAGGCAGAATATAAACTGAATCAATGCCTTTATTTTTTACAGCCCACAAACTCTTAATAATTTCACAAGTTGTCATTCCAATCTGCGCCGCTTTTATCACACACAACTTTGCAGAAAAATCTTTGTAAATATCAAAAAGAAAAAGATGATTATAAAAATCTATCGGTGTGCCTTGTTCGTTTTTTATTTCGTACTTAACTATAAAAGCATGTATCGAGAGTTCTTCTAGCATACAATGTATCTGTATTTATTTTAAAAACCACATAGGTCAAAATTAAGCTTCGTTTTTTGGCTGTTTAAGCATTTCTGACATTCTTGATTCATATTCATCAACTAAGTCTCTGCTTTCTTTTGAGCTTTTTATTTCAGTGTTGAGATTAAGATTAACTGATTGAGATTTTTCAGGTGCATAAGCTCCCGTTCTTTTGTAAATTAAATCAGCCGCTTTTAATTGAGTTTCTTCTTTTGTCCCATTAACTAAAATACCTCCAACTACTTCATCAGCTTCTACTTCTGAAAATCCTAAAATAGATAATTCTTCTTTCACTCCCTTAGTATCAAAAACTCTTTTAGGATTATCTTGCATACTTTTACTATATCCGCTACTTTCCGCTATCTTACCTCCTGTTGTTAGTATATTTTTATCTATGGTATTTTTTATTTTTTTTGCTACTAATTTCTGCCTAATTGTTCCCATTTTGTTTTTTAGTTACCATTTTCTGGATAATATTTTTTATACAACTTATCGTACCTCTGCAAAAAATCACGCTTATGCTCCTCTCTATATTTTTTGTTATCTATCCGTCCGCTGTAACGGCATTTCTTGTACGTTAGTTTCGTTTTACACTCTTGGCAATAATCGACTACTGCTTCGTGATTATCTACTAGAGTTATACATTTATGTAGATGTTCCATCGCTTGTTCTTATAATATTATCTGCACATTCCTCACACATATTATCCATATATTGAATAGTATTATATTCATTCTCTTTTGAGTAATATTTTCTTTTGCAAATTTTGCATTCTTTTATCATTTAATTTGTTTTAAAATATGTTTTATTACTTCACAATTAAATCCGTTTCCAAGTGCTTTTTTTCGTGCTGTATTTGACAACCCTTCTGTGTAATTGTCTGGAAGTGACTGTAATCTCTCACACTCTATAGGAGTAAGTGGACGAAAATAATCTTTCAGAACCACCAAGCTATCAGTAGAAACGGTGGTAAGAGAATTTGATTTTCCGTCTTTTCTTATTTCTAATGTTTTCCCCTTCCCCTCTCTCGTTCTTTTCGCTCCTCCAGTTATCAAATACAGCCCAGTTTTTGCACCACGACCGCCACCATTAGCGGATAAACAAACACTTTTACCGTGGATTGAATAAACTCTATCTCCTTGACCGCCTTTGCCAATACTCGCTATCCTTATTGGCTTATCCTTAAAAACATAATTCCCTTGATGTCTTTTAATAAAATCGTTTATGAAGTCTTTTTGATGGGCTGTTAGGCAATATACTTTCTCTTTTACCGCCTCACCGTCTTCCAGAATATCTTTAAGGTATATTTTTTTATCTGTTGGTTGAAAAATTTCTACTTTTTTATAAACACTCGATGAAACATTAGATAGTCTGCCGACCCAAAATAATCTCTTTCTTTGCTGTGCGGAAACTAAAGAAGCGTCAATCATAATCGGTTCAATTCCCCATAATGTTTCTGTGATAATATCTCTCGCTTCTTTCGGCATACTTGCCACATTCTCTAAAATAAAATACCTCGGTTTTAATTCTTTTAAGATACGAACATACTCCCAAAACAAACCTGAACGCTCCCCGCTCAATCCTTTTCTATTTTTCTTTGCTATTGATAAATCTTGGCAAGGACTCCCACCTATAAGAAAATAAATATCGGTTTCCGCCAATCTCCCATTTCCGTAATGCAATAATCCATTTGTGCAATCAATATCTTTTATATCCCCTAATTGTATGGTGTTAGGATGATTTTTTTGTGTAATTTGAATAGCCTGCTTATTAATCTCGCTTGCATAATATTCTACTTCAAACCCAAGCTCTTTGAATGCTTGTTGTGCTATTGAAATTCCATCAAATAAACTTAATATTTTCATATTATAGCAATTATATCATCCTCGCTCAAAAAACAAAATGTGTCGTCCTCTATAATTATTGAATCCAGCGACCAACTTTTAAATAATACCTTATCGCCAACTTTTACTTTGGTTACTTCTTCCGCAATCTCTTTAACTGTTCCAACCTCCGCAATAATTTTATCCGTTGATGTCAAAATTATACCGGACTTTGTCGTTCCAGCGTTTTTAATTTTTATGAGGATTCTTGAGTTTAAAACTTTCATAAATCTTCCAATCTTTTATTATAATAAATTGTTTTAGTATTTTTTTTAGAATTGCAACTTCTACATAATGGTTGGATGTTCTCTATATTATCTGAACCGCCTTTTGATAATGGGATTATATGGTCTTTTGTTAACTTTATTTTAGGTTCTAATTTTTTGCAACACGAACAAATCCAGTTATATTGAGCCTTTAGATTTTCCCACTCTCCAAAAGAATGAGAACCGCTAGCATTTAATCTCATTGATCTTCTTCTGGCACATCGGAAAGTATTATAATTACTATTTTTTGTTATTCCACCTTTCCAACCTGGATGATTTTCCCCACTTGGAAATTTATATGCTTTTAAACTTTTTTTTCCTCCTTTTCTAGCTAAACTCATTTTTTTCCTAGTCTCGAGAGATACTTTCCTATTTTTTCCTTTCCAAAAACCACTATGCCCCTTTTTAAAGTGTCCACTATGTATTCCATTTTTTGGTACTCCTGAAGGCATAATTATTTATTCAAATCTTCCAATCTAGTGTCCACACCTTTGCGGTCATTTTCACTAATTATTTTATTTATATCTAATTCTTTTTGGCTTCTTGGTTTCAAAATTTGAGCTGTGGGGCGTATTTGTTGCTTAATGATAGTCTCTAGTCTTTTAACTCCTATTTGTCTGCTATCGAGCCAAATTTGAACTACTATCACAAAAATACACAGTAATATTCCGATAATAATGCCTAGGACAATCATTTCTTATTTATTTTTCTTATTTCTACTCCATCAAAAATTTCTACCCCAAAATATTCCATTAGAGCGTTTATAATCTTTTCTTGTTCATTAACTTTATTTTCAAGAAACTTAATATTTGCTCTGGTTACTGGAGTTTCGTTATAATCTTTTACATATATTCTTGGCATTAAATAATCATAAAATATGATATCGAAATTCATTTGATTTAAAATGTGTTCCATTTCCTCTTGTGTAACTTTTTTTTCAAACATATTTTTAATTTTTAGATTTATTATCCTTCAAATCCATAATCTTCATAACTGGTTGAATAGTTGCAATAAAATCAATCTGAAATTCCTCAACAAGTTTTTTATACCCTTCTTAAAATTTAGCTACTCGCTCTTCTTGGTCAATTTGTTCTGCTGTTTTTTCTGTTTCCATAAAATAAAAACCACCTTAAAAAATTAAGCGGTTAAATTAAAAATTATTTGTTTCATATTTTTCCAAAATATTTATTGTCTTAATTATAAACCTATTTAGAATTTATGTCAACTATTATTTGTCAAAATAAATGTTTCCCATGTTATATTTTTCTATCGTGATTATTTACCTTTAAATAAGCCATTTTTAACTATGCCAAGTTATATCTATTTTTCCACAGACTTCACACTTTGATACGGTTACAGCGCAATTTTTATGTTCTTCAATATCAACAAAATCATGTCCGCTTATCGGATAGCCTCCACTCCACAACTGTAAGCTAGATATACTCCTCCATATTTCTTTTAAAACACACAATATTTTATTCATATCTTTTTAACATTAAAATTATATCTTCTTTTGCTTCATCATAAGCATTTTGAAAGGGCAAAGCTTTCCAGCATTTAGGGCTAATCTTTTTGATATCTTCAACGATAGCGTTTATTTGTTTTCTTTCTAGGTACAAATCTAGTATTTTTTCATTATTCATATTCTTTTATTTTATTTGTATAAATATTTATTTGTTCCCCCAGCCAGTTTGTATTTAATTTAAATATTTCCTGCTTTTCCTTGTTAAGTTGTGAAATTATATCTTGTCCATAAGTTTTAAGCATCCATTCTGCATAATTTGCCATATTGCCGTGCATAAATACATTGCAAGCACAACATTGAGGGTGGCAATTACGATCATCCCACCTGAGGATAGTTTCTTTTCTCGATACAAAGTGACCATTTTGCATATCTTTCCAATGTGATTGCTTTCCGCAAGTTACACACCTAACCATTCCAAACTTTGAATATTTTAGTCTTATGTATTTTGAATAAACTGCATCCAACTTTATCTTTAATTTTGATATTGATGGTTTCTTTGGTTTTTTAGTTGCCATTTGTTTTGCGTTTCTACGAGTTAAAATTGCTCTAGGCTGTACAATGGGTGTTTATTGCTCTAACCAAGCTTGTAGGTCAAATTCTAGCCCCACAGTAGCCTTAGCGTTCCAATCTAAATCTATCCAAGACACGATTTCTCTCTCCCTCTCAGTTTTAGCCTCCCTCAGTTTTTTCTCAAGATAGCCTTCTGGGCAAATGTATCTAATCATATTAGTTATTATTTATTAAATTAACCATACAACTCAAGGTCTTTTTGTTTATTAGTGGGTTTAGACACATCTCCAAACTTTGGTTTAGATATTTCTTTTTCTATTTTTTTTATTTCTGCCATTATCTGTTTTTGGATAGTTCTATCGCTTGTTTTGAGAAATTCTTGAAAGAGTAGAGCTTTTTGTTGTTCTTTAGTCATATATTTTTTCATAACCGTTAGCATCAACTACTCTAACTCTATCCCATCCGTGTAGACCAACACCTAAATCAGATTCTTCAACGTGTTTTAAATCAACTGCTGTAAAAACATCTCTTTGGTCTATACCCCTTGTTTTAATATCAGCCTGTCTAAAATAGAAATCATTCTTTGAATTATCGGTATACACATAAACATTTTTTGTTCGCATATTATTTTATATTAAGAGTTATTTTTTTATTCATCATTTCTCTGGCGTCTTCAATGAAATCGTTTGAATCGTGATGCACAAATCTATTTTTTATTACTCGCATCGGAACTATGGGAGCTGTGCCTATCGGTCGATTTTTATTCATTTTCATAAAAGTCTTATCCGTGAATTTATCTTGACCACCACCTGCGGCGTGTTCTCGCTCTAAGAAAATAACTTTGTCTGGTGCGTGCCTTACCATATCCGAGTAAGCTAATTCACCAGAACGGCCTAACTGATGAGCAATCACAACAATTATCCCATATTTCATAGCGACCTCTTTTAGTTGTGTCGACATTATTCCTAAATATAGTGCAAAATTTTTACTTAGGTTTTCAACATTAGTCTTTCCATCAATCTTTGGCGCGATATTGGATAGTTGGTCAATGAATACTACAAAAAATTCGTGTTCTCTTTTATATTTCTTAATAGCTCTCTCGATGTAGTCTATTTTATTATCTTCTAAGTCCATCGGAGCAAACATCAAATGCTTATCAGTCAGCCCCATTTTTTTAAATCTATCCCAAATTGCATTTATATTTTCCTCATACGAAAACCACAGGCACGGTACATTCTGTTTTGCAAAGTGATAGGATACTGATTGCATAAAAGTTGTTTTTCCTTCTCCTGCCATAGCCGCCACAACCATTGAACCTCCTTTTGTTATTCCACCACCCATTGCATCATCTAGAAAACCAAGTCCAGTTTTTACTAATTCAACTTTTCCTTGTTTTTCAGCGATTTCAGATAGATGAATTATTTTTATATCACCTTTGTCAAAGTGGTCATATGCTTCTTGCTCATCAACACTATAATGTTTCATATAAGCTTTAACCAAAAAATCCAATTCTTCAAAGTCTTGTCCTTTTTGTTTAGCTAGTTGTCTAATTTTATTTTCCATATAATTAGTATTCTTCAATTTTTATAATATAATCTTCAGTTATCCAAATTTTATCTTCCCATAAAAATACAAATCTTTCTTTTCCTATCATCAAAGATTGAAACTCCTCTTGGCTTAACATATAATTAATACCGTCTTTACCAAAAGCTACATAATATTTTTTTTCTTCTTGTTTTTTCATATTTTTAATTTAATTTATTACCAAGTGCCTTGTTTTTTTATTCCAGTCTTTCCTTGCTTCCACGCCATTATAGAATGGTCTGAGAAACAAGCGTTCAAAGTAACTACCAACTCATCTGCTTTTTTACTTTTAAAATACATATCTATTACCCCAACAAAATCTTCTTCCACCATTCCGTTCTTTTTCCAGATACTAACTTGACTTGCTATCTTATCAACTGAAAATGAACCACCCATATATTCTTCTTTAAATCTTTCCAAATGTTTCTCATTAAATCTCACACCTAGTCTCACAACCATTGACCCAAACTCATTCCCTTTTTTCCTGTAAGCATTCCCCATCTTAAATTTGCTAGGCGGTTTAAAGTTAGGTACATATTTATCACCAGTTGTTATTTTAGAAGAAAGAGAAATTTCTCTATTGTTTATTATCTTTTGTATAGTATCTATTGTATGTGGCGTGGGAGCCACTACCCCATTGTCGTGGGAGCCACTACCTGCCTTGTCGTGGGAGCCACGTGGCGTGGGAGCCACTACCTGCCAATCTTCGTAGTTTTTATTAAGGCTGTATTCGTTTCCTTTATCGTCTTGTATTCTTATTATTATTTTCATATTTGATAATTTAGTTAAATTTCTACAAATACTGGTTCTATCCTTTTTTAGTGCTTTTTCAAATTGGGATAAACTTATTTTGTCTTTCTTTTTCCCCCATCCGTAAGTTTTTCTAATTATAAATAAAACTATTCTTAAAGGGATTGCGTCTAGATCTGTTTCGTATAACTTTTCTAATATCTCTGTAGCTATTTTAGTGTAGCCGTCTTCCCATTGTGGATTTGCCATTTATTTTATTATCCGCTGAATAAAAAAAACGGTAGAGTCTCCCTGCATAGCCCGTCTAAAGGCATTTGCAAAGAAACTCAACCGTTCCTTATATTCTTAGACGTATTTTATGTTTATTATGTTTTTAAATCTACTCTATAATTGTACTCTTATTTTTCATCTATGTCAATAGCTGTATTTTCCACAATAATATCAGCATAAAGTTGATAATGTTCTTTTTCTATTTCGGTCATTTTATTTAATTATTATTTTAGCTTCTATTTAGGTGATAAGTTTATTTTTTAGTTATTATTAATATAATCTTCTCTTTTTAACGCTGTTATATATTTGTCAAAACTCCATAATGCTTTTGTGAAGTTTTCCATATTTTCATCAAGCTTATCTTTTTCTTTCAGATAATCAATAATAACTTGGTCAATGCAAACATTGCCTAATTCTCTGTGATAATATTTGTATGCTATTTGCTTTAAGTTTTTAAATGATTGTTTCATATATTTATATTAGCAAAATATATAAGTACTGTCAAGCCTTGCACAAATAATATTAGTATGCTACCATTATATTATTAAGCAATCAATTAAAGAAAGCAATGATTAAAAAATACAACATTATCGGGCAAAAAGACACTAAAAACACTGTTTTACTAGATAAGATACTAAGTCTTAAAGAAGCTGGTGCGACATTTGTTGAAATATCTCTAGCAGTTAAACGAAGTCAAAAGAGGGTAAAAGAGCTTTATTATAAGGATAGAGATAAAAAGGAACAGGCAAGGCTTGACAGGATTTAATCCGTATGCTACAATTACATTACAAGATTAAGAAAAGGAAATAACAGCAGGAGTTTAACTCAGCGACCTTTCCCCAGTAAAAGTCTAAAAGATAATTAAAATAAGTAAAAAATTATGTGCGGTCATCCAAATATGCAGAAAAGTGAATTTTTAAGAAACTTTATAAAAGAATACAAAATATTTGAAAAAAGTATATACCCAGATTACAATCATACAGAAACCACCAGAACGAATTATATGGTGTACGAAAATAATTTAAAAGCAGAAAGACACGAAATAAAAGAGTTAAATAAATAAAACAGTGCAGGGTGAACACTTAACAAATAATGCGTGTATCACAAAAGATTGCCCAAAAGAGAAACAGCCTATTATTCAGAATAAAATTAAAAGTACATTCAAAAATTATGGCACAATGGGAAAAATGGATAAAAGTTTTGCTAATCGTATTACTGGTAGAAATAATTATCGTAAACGCATTAGTCATAAACTATTTTTTAAGACAAACAACGACAATTTCGATAGCCCAAGCACAAGTTCAAGATATGGGTAAATTGGTGGAAGCTGATTTATACCTCGAACCTGAGACTACGGATGTTAAATCCATACTGAGCGAAGACACTCCAAGTGAAACTAGCTCAGTCGAGTCTCTGATAAGAAAAACATTTCCAGAAGATGCAGAAACAATGCTTGTCATAGCGAAGTGGGAATCAAATATGCGACCTGACGCAGTAAACACAAGTAACAGAAACGAAAGTATAGACTGCGGGCTTCTACAAATAAATTCAATCCACGGATATGATTGCGAATGGTTGAAAGACCCAGTTAATAATTTAAAAGTAGCTCGTAAAATATACGACACACAAGGATTACAAGCGTGGAGTTCATACAACAACGCAATAATTAATAATATACCTATAAAATAATATGATTTACACAAAAGCAGAACTTTGGTATCACCTAAAACTATCTTGTAAAAGATTTAAAACCCTAGGGGAGTATGTAGAATATTATAAATTAAAAAAATAATATGGATGAAAAAGTATTAAAAATTATAGACCAAATGAGTATCAGAATAGATGTTTTAAGTGAACGAATAGACATAGTGAACAAATGGATAAAAATATTAGATGAAGAATTAAAAAGTTTAAAGAAATAATATGCAAAATTCAAAACTTTTAATCGAAATTCTTGACGATATGATTGTCGAGAATCAAGCATACTTAGACAGAATGAAAGAAACTCGACATCAACTGAAAGTACGCGACTTAGACAAGGAAGAAAACGATGCAGAATACCAAGCAGAAAACTCTGCACTAGAAAGTGAAATGGAAAAATAACTATATGGAAAAATTAAAAAAAGCTAAAGAAGTCTACAAAGCATTGATAGTTTTAGCAGATTTTCTAGGAATGTCAGAAAACCAAATAGCTACTAATGTTTCACTGTTTGATAATGAAAAATTCGAAAAGATTAAAGAAGCTGTAAATTTAGTAAACGAATTTAATGAAAAACCAATCAAAGAAAGAATGGAAGCAATGGGATTCAATTACAAAGATAATTCAGATGGAAGTTACGAAGTATCAACCGAGTTATAATAATTAAAATAATACTATGGAGACAACATTTTTTGAAGACTACACAAAACTCATAGATAGTTTTGAAGCACTTACAAAGACAGAGGATAATCCTTTCTTTAAGTCTAAGTTTGTACCGCTTAAAGTTATCTTACCTATAGTTAAAAAACACTGCAGAGAAAATCATTTCATTTTTATGCAATACCCTTTAGTCGTAGAAGGCAAAAATACGCTCCATACGAGCATAGAACATAAATCTGGTAGAATTATCACTGGAAGCATAGAAATCGTTGCCAAGGACGCTACAGACCCGCAGAAGATAGGTGGTGGATTAACTTATATGCGAAGATATTCCCTAACGTGTATGTTTGGGCTAGAAGAGGAAGACGACGACGGAAATAAAGCATCAGAAACTAAAGAACGACCAGCTTACTCAACCCCTAAAGTCCATACAGCTGAAAAGAAATATGTCCCTGCTTACAGACAAAAGACTCAAGACGAAGAGGATTTTATAAAAAGTTTAGACGCAATAAAATAATGGAAAAAGAATATATATCAAATTGTTGTTCTGCACCTGTAGACGAAGATTATATGATTTGCCCAGCGTGCCAAGAACATTGCGATGTAGTAGAAACTGAATAATAAATTAAATTAAAAATTATGGCACAAGAAAAAGAATTTGCAGAAGGACTATATTTTAATCAAAAGAATGATAATGCACCTGATTTTGTTTTAGGGAGTATCTCAATCGACAAAGACAAGTTTTTACCTTGGCTAGACCAAAAACAAGTTGACGGAAAATATCTTCGCTTAGATATTTTAATGGGGAAAGAAAAACCGTACATCTGTGTTAACACATATAAAAAACCTGAATAATATGGAAAAAACTATCAGTACAATGATTTGGGAGGTGATAAACGACATTTCATCTAACAAAGGAAACTACGATCCTGCGACATTAAGCTCGCAACTGATAACTCTTTCTACCCTCTACGCTAACCTGACTGAAAAAATCGCTGAATTTGAATATCAATATCAAGGAGTAGTCGGGTTAGCTTTAGACAAAGACCCAGATAAACCATACAACAAGATTGAGAATGAGTGCAAAAGAAGCGAGGAACATTACCGGTTGAAAAAAGCCCAAGCGTTAGAAAAAGCAGTGATTCAAATAATCAGGTCAACTAACAAATTTATACGGATAAAAGAAAATGAACAATCAGTTGCTAGGTATCAATAAAACATATGAAAAAAATAATAACTCAAAAAGATGAAATTTGCGGACACTGTGGATTTGAACTTCCCAAAGGAACAATTTGTTATTCTGACGAGTTCGAAGAGATAAGATGTGTTGATTGTTATGAGGATGAATTTATGGGTGAGACCTATGGTTAATTAAATAAGTTTAAAAATATGAGAATTTTAATGGGCGTAGTAACTATAATAATAATATTAGCGGTAGTAGGGGGTTTCGGGTGGTTATTAAAAAACATCTCTGAGGAGAATGAAGCACTCCATCGAGAAGATGCTCAAGTAGATATTTGTATCAAAGAAAACACAGAAAATATCCGAAAATTCACGCTAGATTGTATTTCTAGTTTAAAAGTTGAGGAAGCCGTTACTTCTTGCGAAAATTCCGCTATCAGAATTTTTTGTGGAAGAAATAAATACTATAGATAATAATTTCCCCTAGGTAATTTTGAACATTTTAAGCTTTAATAGATATGGGGAATGGGCGTGATGGAAACTAACAAACAAACCCGAACGCATCTATTAAAGTTTCAAGTGTTCAAAGTGGCTTAGGATAATAAATAAATTATTAAAAATGATATTTAGAATAGAAGCAAAAAGTAAGAAAGACGGTAGGACATATCATTGGGATAGGAACACTATCGGTAATATTATTGAAAATATCCCAAAGCTAATTAAATTAGATGGATTTTATGAAGAAATCAAAATTTACAAAAAATAAATATACTCACTTAGTTGATATGCAAGCAGGTAATGGATGTATATTATATGAGCTAGAAGCGATTGTTGATAAAGATGATATTTATTTTGTCAGAGATGATGACGGGGTTCACGCTTGGCATTGTAATAGTGTTAAAAAAGATGATTATAATGTAATTAAAATTGTTTCTAAATAAAAGACTGAGTCAATAAGTCAAAAGTGGCTTAGGATGAGATTGTTAAATAATTAAGATAAATACAATGACAACACAAGGAGTACAGCAATATTCATATGATATTTTGCCTAAAAGTACTGGTGAATATGTTTATGTAGAAAATATCGGAACATTAGCATTGAATGATAGCCAATATTCCGTAGAAGCATTAACTGCGTCAAATATTTATAAGATAACAAGGAAACAGAGTTTATAATAATTAAACCAACCAATATGAAAGTAGATAAATCATACCCACTCAATACTTTTTCCGAAGAAACTCAAAAAGAAATAAAAGAGTTTTTTCAAAAGAAACTAGTAGGTAATATAAAACTAACAGAACTTAAAAAAAGAGGTCTTTCTCCATCAAGTTTGAAATTTGTAGGAGAAAAATACTTTGGTAAATAATATGAAAATAGAAATAGGAAAATATTATTATTACGCTAAATTCAAAAGAAAAATGTTATGCGTTAAAGTAGGAAAAACTCTTTCGTGGTTCACTGATTACAAAAAATCAAAGTATCAGTTTTATAATGAGGATATGTTTCCAGATAAAGCTTATTGTAAACATAAATTTTTTGTATGGTCTGAAAATACAGATGAAAACGGTCACAATGATGGATTTGTAATATGCGCAAATTGTAGAAATAGAAAGAGCATTATTAACAAAAGATTAAATAATTAAACCAACCAAATGGGAAAAGAGCTGAAAAAAATTGCTGAAAACGATAAGGCTATATTTTACAAGAACGAATTTTGCAAGGATTATAAAGACGGATATAAAATTGTTATAGCCGAACAAAAAAAGAATAAATACACGGAATATGTTTTGCTGAAAAATAATAAACCAATTTACGCAAGCCAAAGTATTGAGGCTATTTGGTATAAGAAGGATATGCTCGATGTTATAAAAAAGTTTAAATAATAAAATAATAATATGTATTTAGCAAAGCAAATTATACGAGTAGTAGGAATGGTAATAGTTGGGTTAAGTGCTGTATTGATAGCAAAATATGGAGCTTGGTACATTATCCTATGGGTTATAGGTTGGAATATATATGACATGAATATTTATTTTAATAATCACAACTAATAATATGAAACCATCAATGTTTGAAGACATCGTCACCCCCGAAATAATCCAAAAAGCCGCCCACGACAGCTCCATTATCCAGCAGATTGAGATGATATTGCTTGAGCATTGGAGTATTAGCGACAAAGTGATAGCGAGAAAATCTACCATAGATACCGCCGAGGAAATATTTAATTTGTGTAAGAAATAATTATGAAAGAAATTTTAAAAAGATTTGACGCAGAATTTCCAGCGTGTACTTGTTCTGGCAATGGTATGCCACCTCATTTTGATGATTCTAATGTAAATAGAGATTGGATTAAACAATTCATCCAAAAAGAAATCACCGACCTGCTTATGAGTATGCCGTTGGAGGAAAACGAAATAAAGATATATGCGAGAACTCATAAAACTGGATTGTACGCTGGAAGATTAGTTGGGAGAAATGAACTCAGCAGAGAGCTTAGAGACTGGCGTTCTAAAATTTTAAAATAACACTATGCAACAAGAACAAGAAACCCACTGGGTATGCCAGAACAATTTAAGAAAAAACGGAGGAGCTTCATTATGCTGTGAATGTTTCCCTCACGGAGATAAATTTGATTGCGGTGATGATGAGGAGATAAATAAATATAAAGCCCCAAAAGAAGAATTATGCGATTGTGCGGGTGAACTTTCACACGAAAAAGATTGTGCAAGCTTAGAACCCACCCCCACCGAACCGCAAGAAGATTGGGAAATAGAATTATATAAAAAATTTGTAGTCCATTGTTCAGATGGTGATATTTTAGGAACAGATAGCAAAAATGAAGTAAACAAACTTAAAGCCTTCATCCGCAAACTCCTCTCCACTGAACGAGAGAAGGCTTATCGAGAAGGAATTGCAGAAGGAATACAGAGAACGGAGTCCGATAACGAAGACAGCCATTATATACATGGCCTTGAAATAGGTAAAAAACAAGCCCGCCAAGAATATAAAAAAGAAATTAAAGAACAAATTTATAAAATATTTGAATAAAATCATTAGCATTAATTTTTTATGGGAATAGGAGGAAAATTTGGACACTTTGTGTCTGAAGAAACTAAAGAAAAAATAAGCAAAGCAATGCGTGGAAGAGATTGGCTTAAAGGTAAGGACGCTCCAAATTATAAGGGAGACGGAGTTTGTTATGGAGCTAAGCATATACATGTAGTAAAAATCAAAGGGAAACCTTTAAAATGTGAACATTGTGGAGTGGAAAATTTGCGACCAAGACAATATAATTGGGCTAACGTAGACCACAAATATTCAAGAGATCCAGACGACTACATCAGATTATGTGTGAAATGCCACAGGAAGTATGATTACGAGTTGTTTGGTAGCGGAAACACTGGGAAGTGGCAAATTAAGAAAAGCAGTGGGTGATTTAATCAGACTAATTAAAACTAAATGAACGAAAAACAAGCACAACTATTTATCACGGCGATAGTCTTAATATGGATGTTGTTATTTTATGTCGGAGTGCATTTTATAAGTAAATTTTGGTAACCCACGCCCAAAGTAATTGAAATTAAAAACACTACCAACTAAGAATAAAACTCTTGATATAATAATTATCAGTTTTCTTAGAAAATAGTGTTTTTTTGTGCGTCCAGCTTATCATTCAGAGTACTCCTAGCGAATAAGCCAGCTATGGTTTTATTTAATTTCAGTTATAGTTAAAGTCCGTAGCATAATATCCACGAGTGACTTTACAATTACTAACATCCCGACTGTCGGGAATTGAGTTTCCGCTATCACTAAAATACCTGCGACGCCTTGTACTACAGCCAGCCAAAATGTTCGGCTTTGAAACAATGATTTCATATAGTTATCTTTAATAATTATTTGCATAGGTTGTTCCACTGGTTGCATAGGTGTAACGCCAGAAGGTTCTCCGTTAAATGTGGTTGTAGGCTCTGAAATTGAGCTGAGAGGCTTCACAGTCATTATAATGGGTGTCGATGTGGTTTCTCCTTTTTTCTTCTCTGCAGGCTTGTTTTTAGGCTTGTATTCTTCGAGCTTGTTTGGAAGAAAATCTATGATTTTGTAGTTCTTGCGAGCCTTGGCTTCTCCACCTAACGGGAAATGATTTTTATCCAACGAAATATCGTTTATGAAGCCTAGCTTTCTCATAGATGCTTCCATTTCTGACCAGTTCCAAATATCGTAAGCTACTCCTCTGCGGTGATTGGAGTCCATAGTTTTAGAAGCTCCTTTTTTGACCATAACTTCTTGCTCTGTTTTGGAACGCCAGCCACTGACAAAGATAGCTTTGTCTCGTAACGGATAGATTAAGGCTAGAGTTTCTTCTGTGCCGATTATTTTTCGTCCTCTGAATAGTTGACCTTTGTATTTGATGTCTTTTGTATTTATGTATCTAAGCATATGTTTTATTTTCGTTTATTAAGGCAGATAGGTAAACGTTAAAGTTTTCTACAAAGTAAAACACCCTAGCGAAAGTCCTGCGTTTTACCCTGTAATTTTCCATTGAAGTTGTTAGATAAACGCTCTATTTGAGTAGGTCGTTTTTCTAGGTGAGTCAGTGTATGAGCTGTTGCTACTGTGGCATAGGATAGTATTGCTAAGGCTATCAAGATAGATGTCCACGCTAATATCAAATCGTATGTTTTTTTACAAATAGTTTTTAGTTAATGATTATTACAACTTACTAGCAATTGCTCCCACCGCCCCAACAAGGAACGCCACGGATGCTAGAAAGAGGAAATATTTTATTGTCATCTCTTTACATTAAATTATTTAACTCTATTGATGCTCCAATTATTATAATTAAAACAAAAATACTCACTACTATTATAACAAAATTAAACATTTCGTCTATTTTTGGTTTTGATAAATCTTTAAATATCATATGTTTAAACGCATAATTAACAAATTATTGTGCAATCGTAGAGATGAGTTAGGTTTTTCAGTGTTGCAGGTGCAAGAGTCGAACTTGCTATTCACTGATTATGAGCCAGTTGTGGTTATCCGTTCCACTCCCCTGCTATTATAACAATCTCTCGCCTACCACCTAGACAACAATATGATACCCTATTGTTTTGTCTGACCTACTGGTTTTGCATCATTGCTTTAGCAAGAGAGGCGTGTTAGGGACTTTTTAGTGGCAGGAGGGAAATAATTATGGTCCGGGATTTTGAATAGTTCCCGGAAACTATTTGTACCTATGCAAAAGTGTTGTACACCTATGCAATACCTTCCCCAGCGAAAGCGTCTGCTTTCTTTCTTGGAACTACGATGAGTTCATAGGCTGGGTCAATGTAGGTCTCATTGAGAATTTTGGCTACTTGGTGAGGTTCTCCCGTCCAAAATAAAGTATGAAACGCTACGTGATGTGTTTTTAGTACTTTTACCAGATTTTCTGGGTCATTAGTACCTTTCTGATGTCTACTACGACGATGGTGAGTGTCAACGACTATTTTTTTGTGTCGCATCAAGTCGCCTCATAAATTCTCTTTGCATCATTGCGTCGTTCTTGCATTTTGGACACGATACAATTTCAACTGGACCAACTATGTTAAGTTCGTGCAGTTCTTTCTCGTGAAACTCCCATCTTCCAGATACAGCAGTTGCCTTGTGGCGAACACACACTAATGTTGTAGTCATTATGACCTCCTAATCGTAATCACCGTGACGTGACGCTCTTTCAGAGCAATTTTTACAAGTGAAAAACTTTTCCGTAGTTATTTCTGAACAATCAAGCAAAGAACAATCAGGCACATTTTTGCATCTTGAACATAATCTTTCAGAACCATTAACTACGCATCCTGATTGAGTAGAACACGAAATACAAATAATTATTTGTTTCATCATCTCTCCCTTAATGCTCTAATTGTTGCTTCGAGATTTTGCTCTTGTTGGCAAATATCACATCTGGCACACAAGATTGGTTTGCGTAGATAGAGAAGAAAACCTCTTAAATCGTTTTCGTCTCTCCAATTCCCGTCTTCACGAACTTTACTGTGTTTTTGACAAAAAGCAGGTTTCATAATTTCCTCCGATGGTTGATTTAAAAAGAACAAAAAACAACTCAAAAAGAGTTGCCAAAAAAATCCAAACTTGTTTTATCGATTTTCATATATTTATTATAAAGTATTTTCATATTTTTGTCTATAGAGTTATCCACAGTTATTTTTTAAAATCTTTCCAAATATTAAAAAACATATAAAAAGCCGCTCCGATAGAAACAATCGTTCCGAATGTCCAAGCTAGTGTTTTCTTGATAACTCCGCCTGCTACTAATAACTCGTAAATCTCGTCCACCTTTTCTTTAGTTCCTAGCTCTTTACTGTCTTTTTCTCCAAACATTGCTCGAGTTAATCGCTCAATACTCTCGCCTTGAATAGCAATATTTTTACCTTGTAAAACATTGAGTCTTCTAATTTCTTCGTGTTGAGCGAAGTCATCGGCTTGATGAAGTTGGATTAGTGTTTTTTCTGACATTGTTCTTTTTAATTATTTACTTGTGTCACCCTATCAAAATAAGGTGACTTGAGTAGATAACTATTCCTCGATAATTTCCATAATTCCGTTAAGTTGTGCCACAGTGATGTCTTCTGGTAGATTTTCAATTTTAACTTTGTGCAAAGTTATTTCGTTCTCCACTTCCATTAGTTCTTTGTATTCTGCTTCAAACTTTTTAAGGTCAACCATTTGGATTTCATCTATTTCCCCTTTTTTGATAGTAATCTTTTCTCCGTCCTTGTCTTTTTTGGCGTGTTCATCTTGGAGTTTTTTAATCGTTTCAGACAGTGGTTCAATAATTGCAGATAATGATTTGATGTTTTTTGAAACAGCAAAGGCGAATTTTATGCATTTTAAGTTTCCACAATTTGATAGTCCGTTATTGAGTGCGATGATTTCTTTATTTTTCATACTATTTTGACTTTTCGGCGAGTGTCATCCACTTACTAAATCGTTCGTAAATTTTATTAATGTCTTTTACTTCTTTTCCCATCCAAAAGAATTTTCCTTTTTCGATTCTTATAACTTCGCCTTTTCCTCCTGGATAAGTTGCGCCAAAAACTAAAGACCCATCCCCTACTTTTCCTCCATTCAGAATATTCAGTTTATCTGTTGGATTTGGTTCTCCTAGACCAATATTTCCTTTTTTCATAATTTTGTTACCCAATCCTGGCACCATACAGGGACCAGGATAAGATATGTATGGTTAATTAATATCTTATAGACTTATCGACCAAAGTCTTATAATTCTTATTTTATAATGTCACTGATTACCTCTTTTGTCAATTCTTCTTCTCTTAATGTTTCTTCCTCTAGTTTAACAGCGACAGTCGACTTGATGTCTAGTTCTTCACATTTTTGCAGAAGTTCCCTAACCTCAGCCAGCTCCTTATCGCGAGCCTCTACGAAGTCATTCTTGCTTTTAAGAATTGCGACTTCTTGTGACTTTAGAAAGTCAATCGAGTAAGTGTTTGCTACTGTTTTAATTTCCTCTGCTGGTTTTGTGACTTTTAGTTCTGTGTCACTCAGTTTTTTATAGGTGTTTTCCATATTATTTATTATTATTTAATTACACTATAGCAGTTATAAGTCCATTGGTGACTGTAACTGTTTTTAAATCTACTGTTGTAAATGTTCCGCTTACTCCAGCCGAATCTACCAATCGTCCATTCGTGGTAGCTACAGGTACTTTTCCAGATGTTAGCCGCGCCCCGTCATCTAAAATAAATGCTTTCCTAGCTGCGCCTGTTGTGATTGTAGCGTAATAATCATCCGTTAAAAATTCCACCTTTCCTGCTACTGCTGTAGTGAGAAGTGTGCCAGAGGTAAAGCCGAGGGGTGCAGTTCCAGCGGTCGCACTTCCTGCCGCCAAATGAAGTCTACTTGTTGGTCCCGTCGTCCCAATTCCGACGTTGCCGGAACCATCAATAATCATTCTCTGTGTATATGCAGTAGAATTACTAGTATAGAATCTCAATTCACTTGTGTTTTCCTTTGTTCCGATTACTGAACCTACCGTTGCCGACCCAGTATATAAACCACTAATGGTATCCGAACCGACCCAATCACTTTTAATGTTCCATCTTTTCGCTCCAGTATCTGCCCATAAATCATAAATCTCACCATCATCTATATAAATTACGTGTCTGGCTAAATTGCCAAATTTAGCAGCAATATTTTCACCTGTAGATACCACTTGCAATGGAACAGTTGGTCCCGTCGTCCCAATCCCCACACTCCCTTTCAAAACAGTCTTCGTAATTGCCGTGCTCCCCAGCGTCACTGAATTACTGCCATTCCCAATAGCACTCGCTCCAATTACAATTTCA